ATCAGGCTCAGGCAACGCCAAGCCAAACGCCTTGGCATCAGCCAATAGCTCTGAGGTGTCATCAGGGCCGTTGAACAGATACTCAACGGCCTCCTCTAGTTTTTTCTCTTGGCTCCCTGCTTGCTGTCCAAATAAGCGCCAGCAATCGCACTGGCCATCATGGGCACGTCCAGCAGCTCATCACGCTTAGTGATGCTGTAAGGCAGTTCCTTGCCATCCTCATCCTCAACACCTGCCCAACCTGACATCACCTCACGGGCGATCTCAACGTCAGACAGATTGCCTTCACCGCTCAGCTCAGCGATTTCCAGCAGCCGGCTTTGCGTTAAGTCTCTGAACTCAACATCAAAAGTGACCCGCTCGTGCTTGCCCCCATCAACAGGGACATCCACAGAAACGGGCCACTTGTAGGTGTTTGACTTTTTGAGGACGAATCCCATAAAAGGAATAATTCACCCCAAAACTAGCGCACTATGTAAGCGTCAGCGCATACTCATTGTTCCCAGCCGTTGTTGGCGTGGCTGTGTAGTCGAAGTTCAACATCTGAATCCCATCAGAATCTGAGTAGCTGACAGAAGACAAATCAGTCTGAGGCGCACTAAACGTGAACTTGTTGCCAGCGGTTTGACCGTGCTGGAATGTGTTGTTTCCAGTAGCCGTGCCAGTGATGGCAGTGAAATAGTTCTTGGTGCCCATTGCCACAGCCTCAAGCACAATGCTGCCGCCAGGGCGACGGTCAGTAATGAGCACCTCTTTGGTGCCGCCCACCAGCTCGCGGTAAACGGTCTGGTTGTTTTGATCAAAGCTGAATGACTGAACAGCGCCGGCATAGCTGAACAGCTGTTGGCTGGTGGTGTTGCCGTTCTTAAACAACACAGGCTTGGCCTGGTTCTGATACGTCGGCGTTGCGTTCGCATCGTCTGTCGGTGCGTTATAGATGCCAATCATCGTGAAGCTGATGGTTGGAATCGCACCAAGCTCAGCATTGATTGAAAAAGAACCGCGAGCGCCAGTAACAATATGGCGGACACCATCTTGGAAAAAGAAAAGCGTGACGGAATCAAAGCTGCTGCTTACAGGTGCGTAGGTAACGGAAGTGCTTGAAACAATCGTCTGACTGTTCCCACAAGCCTTCATCACCGGCCCCCAAGCAGGTGCAGTGCCAGCAGCGCCAGAGCCAGCCATTTCAACCTCAAAAGTCACCTCGACTCTTTGGTTTGCGTGAAGAGTCTCGTAGTTGCCCATATAGCCGCGAATCAGCTCACGCTCAACAGCGTCAGACTGAAAAGGGCTGATCTCAAGACTGCGAACAAGCACCGCGTTTGC